CTGCTGTCTATACAGGCAACCACTTGCCGGCCATGCCGGCGTCCATTCCTTACACGCTCATTGACTTGGAGCGCCGCGGATTTTAAGCCGCCTCACCCTCTCTTTCGGACCTAGAGAAGGTCCCCCTACCCTGTCAAGGGTGGCCGCGCACACCCGCATTCGCAGGTGGCCCTCCACGGGCAGAACGCGATCTCTTGCGGAGGAGAGATCCTCTATGGTCGCCCTTATCAGGGAAGAGGTCCGTAAGGACCGTCCGTCGACACACGACACACCGCGTGAAACTCTTCGCGATCACCAACGATCGCGGGGTTCACAGACGAGAAGAACACCGTCTTCCTCCAAACAAACGGGACCAGGGTTGCAGGACAACCTAGACTCCGCAAGGACTACTTCGCCACGCGGACGAAGTACGGCAGCCGGGGAGCGGACTCCGAACGAAAGTTCGCAGCCCCGCCACCCACTCCCGCGAGCGCGTAAAAACGCGGACGAGGGTTTCGAAATACAACGCTTAAAAGCATTGTATGAGAGTGGCTGCCGATCGGTCTGAAAAGACCGACCCCCTTCCCACAGGTCCAACTGGACCTCCAACCTCTCCACGGACGACGAATCAAGCAAAAGCTTGTATCGCCCGTCATCGAGACCGGAGTTACGCGGCAGGACCGCATAACCACGGCGTGATAAACGCCGTTCGTACTTGAAAGACTCAAGTACTCCGAGATCGAACCCCAAATCACTGGGGCGCAGACACCACCTAGAGCGTAGTTTCGAAACCACGAAGGCGCGCTCCCACAACGGACCGGCCGCACGACAAACCGCGGCCTGGTGGATATGACCCTGGAGGTCAGAACCACCACCACCCCTCCTGAGGTGCTTCACCTCCTTCCATCTCCCCCGTGAATCCCTAAGGAAACACGTAGAGTTGATCTCCGCGACAGACCGAAAGCGGCCAGTCTTGGACTCATTAATGATCGCCCAGTCAGGGTAATCAGAATTGAGAACGGGCGACGGACTGCTTATAAGGCAGTCATCGCCGTTGATCAATATCCCCGCTTCAGTAGTACGGGTGGCCCATCGCGCGGCCACGTAAGACTGAAGGCAAAGGAGAGGGAAGGAAAGGTAAGTGCCCATCATCTGACCGTGACTGACCTCAAGGTCACCCACGGAAGGACGGAGGGACTCCACAGCCTCCTGGCGCACAAGACCAGGAACCTTCTCACAACGCGACAGGATCGCGCTAAGGATAGTATCGGCGACGTCCAATCTGAGATTGTCCGAAGCCCCTACTAAATCGATAGACGTCTGCCATTCAAAACGACAGGTCACATCGATCCTGGATGCAGTTGGCGGGCCAACAAGCATCCAGTCCTTTCTTCCCAAGTATGAGTAGAGGCACTCATGCAAGGGTCCCAGGGTGTCCCAACGGTAAGTTGGAATACCCATCGGCCTCAACTTCCCAGCGGAAGGCACATCCTTGTAACGGAGACGCCAACCGCCAGCCCCCTTGGGAAGGGGACCACCCGCCCGGACCCTGGCC